CCGGCCCTTGATCTCAAACTCAACCTTTCCGGACATATCGCCGGCCGGCTCGATCATTGAGCGCAATTTATCGAGCGGTGCGATAACCTCCGGATTGTTACCGGCTCCGGCGTACTCACCAACCAACGCCAACGTTGGGCCCGAAACAACTGCGCCCTTTGCAAACGGCATTACCCCGATTGCCTGCACCATAGCCGTTGCCGCCGCCGTAAATCCGGCTGCAATACCGAAACCGGCAAACGGTATGGCCGCGTGGGCTGCGAAGAACATAGCGGCCGCGAGTTCCATATAACTTGCCGTTGCCGCCTTATTGGCAATTATCACCGGTATAACTGCGGCTGCGGCCGCCTCTTCTGTTGCGGCTGCGGCTGTGGTGGCTCCCATCGTTACCGTTGTGGCCGCGCCCTCGGCCGTTTTTGCGACGGCGTGGGCCGTGGTTGCTGTCGTCAACAGATCGATAATACCGACGATCGTCTGGATTCCCTCGTACAACTGTATAAAGCCATCCACAATCCCCGTAACCGTCTGCCACGCATTACCGTTGCCCTCCAACGCGCTTGTGATACTCTCGATACCTCCGCCAATACCTTTTATACCGTTCCACCCGGTTTTCATCGTATCAAACGCGTTTATAGACGCTTTGCGCCAACGCTCGTACGTTTCAATAATGCTTTCGATCTCTTTTCTCTGATCATCAGATACCGGGTTATCGGTGTCGTTTAATAGATCCTGCATTTCCCTAATACGGTCTGTCAGTTCGTCGAAACCGATCGATCGTACTTTAACCTTAAACTCTCCACCCTGTAACCCGTCGATCTTCGCAATATCCTTGTTAATGGCGACCAACTTAATACCACGATTCATTGCCTCGCGCTTTGCCTCCAACGCGTCGATAACCTTTTGCGTGTTGGTGATCTCGGCGGCTGTCTGTTCGCGCTGTTTGGCCTGATAGTAACTAATTGCCTCGTCTAACTTATTGATATTATCCAACGTGGAAATATCGCCGGGCTTTTTCAGATCGGCCAATACGTCGTCCCACGATTTTTTAAGGTCATTAAGTTTGTTTATCCGGCTCTGGATCGATACGCGGGCCTCTGCGTCGGCGTTCTGCAATAACTCTGTATAGTACTGCAATTCGCGGTTTAATTGCTCATACGTGCCGATCTGCTCAACAGGTACGGGTACGTGGGTGTTTTCCATTTCCTTACGTAATCCGTTGAGCCTGTCGATCTCTTTATCAATACCGGCCAAAGCCTCTTTGTTGGCTACCTTACGCAAAGCCTGTTGGTACGAAATTTCGTCGTCGATCGCCTGTAACGAATTGAGTACGGCCGGGCGTTCTGCCTGTCGCTGCATCAGTTCGATAAAGTTCTTTTCGGCTTTCCAACCGGCGATATTCTTCTGGATCTGTTGTTGCTCTTCCTCGGACGCGTTTACGTACTGCGTTTTGGCCTGATCGATCAGGGTATTTAATTCCTGTAAACGCGTCTTTTCCTTTTCGGTGTTACTGCCTCCACCTCCGCCCCCTGTCGGACGTGTGCCGGATCCCTGTACGGCAAACTTGATCTTTTTTGCGTCCTCTACCACGCCCTGCATTTGCTTACGCAAATTGGCCACGGCGCGATTATTGGCAATAACGGCGGCTGTGGCCTTTTCCCAATCGCTCGTACCGGCTATTTCCTCCGTCGTAAATGATACTTCGGGCTCCGCATAACTCGCGCCTGACGTGTCAACGTGGGCAACTCGTCTCGTATCCCTCTGTTTGCTGTATTGCCTGTGTTTGCCGTTTTCGTCATATATCAGATCGTGCGTTTCCTGTTCTTTCTGTGCGATCTGATTTGCCAACATACGGGTACGGGCTTCGACGATCATCTGCTGACAATACGCCTCGCTGTTCTTGATCAGGGCGTTGTACCATTTGGCCACGCTGTCAAAATATCCCATCGTGTCGCCGTAGGTGTTATTCATTTCCTCGACGATCTTCTTTTCCTGTTCCTTAGTACCGTGGAAATCCTTTAATTTCTGTATATTGATCTCCAACGCCGCGCGTGTCTCTGTGAGTGCTGCGGCCTCGGCTTCGCGGGCCTGCTTAACGTCCTCCGCGTCTCGTTTGGCCCTCTCTTCTGCATCCAAAAAATTATCGGTACTGTCGGCCGCGTCGTCCATCTTATTAATTAACGCCTCAACGGCCCACGTTACGGCCACGATCGCCGCGCCTACAACCGTCGTGATCATCAGGCCACGCAAAGCAAGTTTGAAAGCCGTCGCGGAATACGCGCCGGTTGTCATTGCTGCACTAAATACGCGGGTAACGGCGGCCGTCTGGCCGGTACGTACGCCCAAAAGTACCATTGTGGCACTCGCCAATTTACTTTTGAGGTTCCACGCCGTTACGGCAACGGTAGCCGCCTTAATGCCGGCAACCAATTTTACGATACCACCTAAAGCGATCAAAGAGTTAGCCGCGAGCGTAACAAATGGCATTGCGTTTTGCGCGATCTCGCCTAACTTCTCTTTTATGTCGCCCAACTTGTTTTCGAGTTGCTTTTGCTTACCGATGTCTGTTTTCGCTAATTCGGCGTTCATTCCGCCAACTGCGCTACTCACAACCTCGGCCAATACGGCGGCCCTCTCGGATTCCGTACCGTACTTTAAGATCTTTTCCTGTACTTCGTCAAACTTATAACCGTATCTGGATAACGCGCCAACTTGGCCGTCCATCACCTTACCCAACATCGTTGCAATATTAGCCGCGTTTTCCTGTGTCGCGTTAATACCGTACTGTTGGGCTAACATATCATTCATTACGGGTATAAGTTTCTCCAAACTTGCTTTCTCACCCAGATACGTTGCAAGTTCTTGCGCTCCGGCCAACTGTACTTCGTCACCGATAACGCCTAATTCCTGTTGGGCCGCGCAAAGATCCTTGATACTCTTAATATCCTGTTCGCGCGCGCCCATCGTGTTACGCATATTGTTGGCCAACTTCGTTTCGGCCTCCATCTGCATTGCGTAGGCCCCTGTAAGATCCTTGCAGACGTTTTGCAGTTGCTCGATTGCGCGTTGCGCCTGATCTACACCGGTAGCGATCGCCGCAAAATTAATGGCCGTCTTATTCAGTTTCTCGGCTTCTGATACTGTCGCCGTGATCACCTTTTTAAGCCCGTCCGCGTCTTTTGCGAGATCCTTAAAACCTTTCGCGTCGCCGTCCAATTTGAACGTTATCGAAATCGTACTTTTACCTGCCATCGGTGTAAATTTTAATGCTGTTCGCGTTTTAATAATGCCTCAAACCTTGCCTTTGCCTCTTCCGGGCTAACCGGCTTGTATGCGGCTTTTCTCTTACTCTCTTTGTCCCACGGAAACGGGCAAACGCTGTGCGCTGTAACCTTTTTACGGGTGTGCGGCTGTATTAATACCGTTGCGATCATTCGGGCCCGTTCCCAACCGTCTTTGTATTCGGCTTCGCGTTGTTCGCTGTATGCCTCGCAAATGCTTGCGTATTCCTCCGGGGTAGCGTTGCAAAAGTCATTGTAAGACAAACGTATGCAACCCAACGCAAAGCCCAATAACTCGTTAATTACGAACTTTTTTTTTCGTCCGTTTTAGGTTCGTTTTCCGTATTAGCCGGCTGTTGCAAAACGTGATCCGTCCACTCTGCCATATCCTCCGGCGTTACTGCGTCGGCAAAATCCATCAGGGACATATCGAATTGTTTGCCGGTGCGCTTACAGGCCGATACGATGCAACACCAGATATACGTAACGAGATCGGTAAAACTTTCTGCGTTAATATCTGTAACCTCTCGGCCTGTCTCTTGCTTAAAACGAAGCATAGCCCCCATTGTTTGGTAACAGGGGTATGCCTCGCCGTTGATTGTAATTTCTATCTTTGCCATAAAGTAAGAAATTGTGATCGTTCAATTACTCGCCTCCGCCTGTGGGCTTACCGGGGTATGCGCTTGGCTCGCCGTCGCTTTCGAGATTGATAGAATACGTTGCGTCGTCGCCTGCGGGGCTTGTTTCCTCGATCGAAGAAATAACAAAGTTACCCGAAACGTACGGTGTTTCGTCGCCCTCTCTCTCAAATGCCAGAACGGCAACAGACTGACCGGCTCCCCAAAGGGCCGAAATCTCGCTAAAGCCGTTTTCGGTCTCACCATAGAAACGCAAACCCTCTGCGCTGATCGAGATACTCAAACCGGTAACGCCCTTGCCTTTCCACAGTCCGGCGGAATATGAATTGGCGGCGGCGGGCTTTACGGCTCTGTCCTTTGTCTCGCTGTTGAAAGTGAGGGTGTGGGTGGTACAATGGCCAACGGCCTTGCCACCGATTTTCAACAGAAGATCGCTACCGTTAACGTAGCCTGATGTTGGTTTAGTCATAATCTTAACTGTTTATAATTTAACACTAAAATCTAACTCTTGCACGTATGCGTCATCTTGCCAACTCTCTTCGCCGTCGATATACGTACAACTCCGGATCCTCAAACCGTCCGTTTCGGCCTGCTGCTGATCCAAAGCCGATCGCACGGCCTCGGCCAACTCCACGCCCTCGGCGTACTTCTCTGTAAAACAAAGCACCTCGATACGTACGGTATCGGCTCCGGCGGCCGATTTAACCGGTATCTGTTCCATCGACGCGCGACGGTACAGGATATACGGTAATTTGGCCTCGTCGGTTACAACCGGGAATACCTTATTAATGCGGGCCGCAACGGCCGGGCAATTCAAAAGCATTTGGCGGATAACAACGCCTGCGCTTATCGACGTTTTAGGTACTGACGGCTTAGATACACCCATACTTCTTTGCAGTTTTAATTACGTTATTAATAACCTCGCTGTGCAATTCTTCTGTAACCCTGTCGGCCACCTCGTCGCGCGTCTTACGCATAAATCCGTATCGTTTCATACGTCCGCGCTTCTGACCTCCCAGATATACTTTTTTTCTTCGTACCTTGTACCCGGATCCGTGGCGGGCCGCCAATTTCTCGTTACCGGAATACTTGTACACCCAATTACCGCCTTTCGTTGTGCGCTCTTCCGTTCCCTCTTCTGCCCAAATCAGGACGGGTTTTTTGAGGCCCTGACGGTTTTTGTGAAATCCGTACTCTTTTTGGCTTCGCTTGGTGGCTTTCTTCGTACCGATCGTTACGCGGAAACCGGCGGCCCGTTTGAAAACGATTGCCCGTACTCCCTTTTCCAGATCTGCGTCGCTCCTGATACTTCCCCGTAGGTTGTTAACGGCTGTGCGACGTACTTTGTTGGCCTCTTTCCTAAATGCGCCTTTAAGTGCCTTTAGGCGACGTTTTGGCTCCAACTCCGTAAACAGATCGCGTAACTTTCGATCGTCGTACTGAATATCTGCCATTGCGGTTACTCATTCACTCTTACACAAATTAAAGTCTTATAGCCCTTTTCGTGGTTGGGTATGATGTTCGTAACGGTATAGAGTTTGCCCCCCAACTGTTGCACGCGCCAATTTTCATCTACGGGGTGCGCCTCTCTGATATTAAACTCCACGCGATAATCGGGGAAATGTTCGCCGACTTCTTCGCTCCGGTCTCCGGACTGCTTAACGCGCTCGGCCCGGACGGTACGCCGTTCTTGGTACGTCGTATCTTCTTCGCCGAAATTGTTAGTAGCCTGCACCGGCTCAAACAACGTGAGTTTGTATTTCAGTCGTCCCGCTATCATTCTGCCAACTTTCTAAAAGGTTTAATTAAGGCTTGTAGCGACTCCGGTACTGCGTGCATCTGCACCGCGCTAACGCTCTCACGTTGGTTGTACCAATGGCCACCCAACATCAACGTTGCTTGGATCAGTTCGTCGGGCATTGCGCCGCCTCCCATCTCCGTTAACTCCGCCTCTGTCCGGTTCGTGGCTCTTACGACTTTCTTTCGCGCCGTGTCTAACAGGTGCTGCAAATAATCGTCGTCGTCTGTGAAATCGTCGGCCCCAACGTGCTTTTTGAATAGTGCCAAAGTCGCTACATTTGCCATAACATAAGATCTTTAATCGTTACACATTAATTAGACGCTACGGCGACCTGTCCCAACAGGAACGCTTCATCACGCAAGGTTTTAGTTGCGTAATCCACGTTGAGGACGAAATCGACTGCATCCTTACGTGCCTGACTATATGGATCCACGATAAAGCGGATCTGACCAAACAGGCCCATAGGCTGATAACGCCAATCACCCAGACCGATATACTCGGTAAGTACCGAAACCTCGGCGATCTTTCCACCCTCTGGGCTTGTGATCGTTGCGAGTGCGTTTGCGATACTGTCACCGCTAACCTTGTACTTGATGGTGTCGCCATCCTGCAAAGTATAAGCGGCCCACGCGTTGGTCTGGCCGGCTGTGTACTTCTGGTAAGATACGACAACCTTACGGATCGCGTTTGTGGTATAGACGGGCAAACCGCAAAGCATACCGTTTTGGATCATAGGTACGTAAATACCATTGGCGTTAATGGGTGTACCCTCCAAAATAGCGGCCTGCGATTTGGTCATAATCCAACAAAGGTGATCGCCGGAAATACCGGTTTCGAGTACCTTTGCCTTCATCGACTTGTTAAGTTCGGTAAAGGTAGGAACGGCCGACAGGTTAACGATCTTTGCCTTAACGGTGTCCTTAGCAAATGGGCCGATCAGTCCGGCAGTACCGGCGGCCTGATTTACGGCCTCTGTGCTAAACAGGATCTTGTTAAGCAACTGTTTAACGGCTGCGGGCATAATCTCGCGTACGATAGTCTCCAGAATACCATCGCTCTGGTGCAAAGACTGATTGGTTACAGGGATCGCCAAACCGATACGGGCGGGCTGTGCCTGCAACTTGCTAAACGGTATCTTGGTGTCGGAAATGGCCGCGCCCTCTGCGAGTACGGTAGCCTCCACCATTTCGTACATTGGCCAAACATAATCGCCGGCCAAACCGGTAGGCATTGGCAAACCTACCTTGTCGAGAATAAAGCCCTCCTGAAGTGGCTTTAAGATGTCCTGTACGTTGAGTGGGATAATACCGCCGGTCTGAACGTCGCCGACCATCATCATATCACGTACAAATACGATCTCGGACTGCTTGCCGTTCTTTGCGTTCTCACGTAAGATACGGATCGCGTCGGCCTGTGCGTCCGGGTTCTCTCGCAAATGCTCGGCGGTTGCCGCCTGCATCTTCATTACGAGCAACTGATTTTCGCGTGTCAGGGCCTCAAACTCCTTGTTCTCGGCCTCGTTACGCTCGCGCTGCTCTCTCTCGCATACGTCCGCAATCGCTGTGATGCGGTCGCAATTCGCCTGATGTTTGTTAATCAGTTCGCGAACATTGTAAGTTTTCTTACTCATTGCTGATAAAAAAATTAAATTAAACAATACTCTGCTTTGCAGCGCGGCGCATTTCGCTTAACTGCGTTTGCATTTTTTCTCTCTCTTCCGCCGTTGGCTTTTTTGGCTCCGGTGTTGCGGGCTCTTTCAGCGTGCCGACAAATTCGCGCGCCTCAACGCTCGTATCTGGGTACGCCGGATCTGCTGCAATCGTAAAGTCATAAACGCCGGTTACGGCCTTAATTCGGTAAACAATATGCGTTACACCGTTTACGACGTTGGCCGATCTTTCGACGCAAGCCTGATCGTAATAACGGGTGGTAAACATAAAACTGCACCCTGCCAGATCGCCGCGACGTACCAACTCCAACGCCTTATCGCCGTCAACGGTCTTTGGCATTTCACATTCAAACATAACGCCTTTCTCGTCCACGGTGTACGAAAGTGTACCGGATCCCTGACGACTGCGGCCTAAGATCAAGTGGCGATCGTGGAACATCGTTAGTTTGATGTCGCAACCGTCCAACAGTTCTTTTGTAATCGCCTCCGGTGCGATCACTTCGCGGGCTTCGCTTTCCTCGTCACTCCAAAG